TCCATAGGAAACACTGTTGCCAAAGATTGAGCCTTCATTACATCTCCATGATTGAACATCATTGCTGTGTTTCCATAACTTACATACTTTCTGTAAGCAGGAGACGTATCAAACATCACTCTTGGTTCATCTCTATAATATGCCTCAAGCCAGTTTATCAAATGCCATCCTACATATTCATCATGGTTTCCGGGAATGTAAATCACATCCACCACTTGAGACATTTCCAACAGCTTGTCAATCATCCATGTTTCATGATTACATATCAATTCAAATGACTTATGATATGTAAGAATGTTATCTTGAGGAGTACCTTTAGTAGTGGTGTTTGTAAACTCACTATTAAACTCGTCAGATCCTATGATGTAAATTGACTTTGCAAGATGACCAGCAATTGCTGCTTGATTAATAATAGTGGTAAGTTTTCCATCCACTCTCCTAAACCTATCAGCAATTGAATTGTCACCACCTATATCAAACTTGTTATAATGAGCATCTTGTTTGTTAATTACAAGACACACATCATTTTGAAACATTTCTCTTTTAGCAGGAGATGTAATTGGTACTTTATTTGGTTGGTAGTTTTTGAGAAAGTCAATAAATGATTCTTGGTATAGATTTTCATCTGTTTTCTTTGTCAACCAAGCTTTCACTTGCCAATGAGGACTACTACTGTTTCCCCAGTAGTTCTGAACATATTTAGCAACTTCCCATTTAGAAGTGTCTATCTTGCATTTCTCAATCAGCTCATCAAGTGTTCTAATTTCATTATTGCATTTAAGAACCACTTCTCCTGTACCTTTCTTCAAGTCTTCCTCAAACTTTAGAATGACATCTTCAAGTTCTCCTACATATGCAGCAACTTCTGCGTCTTTTCTTATATCTTCGCTTTCTTGTAATTGCTTCATCAGTCTTTTAATCTCCTTCTCAGAAATGCCAAGTTTACTAGCATAGAATGATTTTGACTTTTTCCAGCCTATCATTTTTCTGAGACTTTCTAAAAGGTATTGATTATCAGACATTTAGAAGTTTTTAAAAAATAAAATTGGCGTGAAGATATAAAACGTTTTCCATATATCCAAATTAATTTAACTAACTTTATTATATACTATAATCTACATAATTAAAAACCCCCAGTATAGAAATACCGGGGGAAAACTTTTACAAAACCAACAAAAGCAAAAGTTTTTTCATGTTATGTTTAAGGGATGTATATAATGTAGTAAGCACCCATCATTGGTTGATTATTGCTGTGAGGCTCTCCTCCTCCTGTGTTAGAAATAGTGTGAGTGTGTGTAGGGTCTGTGAGAGTAACATCAAGACCACTAGGATTTGTAAAAGCAGTACCTAGTCCTTGTGTAGAGTTGAATGTAGGAAATACAGGTGAACCATTAGGAGCTTCTGATTGAGAAGATGTACCAGTGATGGTTCTTGTAATCCCTGTAGCAGAATTTGCAGCACTATGATTGTGAGCAGGAATCTGAGCAGTGGTGAGAGTGACAGAGTTGCTTCCTCTTTTTGTTCCTAAAGAATAATTAGGATTAAATGCAGAAGGAATCACCTCACTATCCATTGTAGGACCACCCATTGTACCATCAGTTGTACCAACAGTTGATCTACCACGAAGATCAGGAGTGAAGTTTAGTCCATTACACAAATACACCTTTTCCCAATATCCTACACCTGCGCCTGTAAGACTAAGAGCATCTCCTGTAGCAGGATAGTTGCTAAGTTGTCCAAAATAAGGCATTGCTACATAAGGAACCATTTTGGTGTATGCCTTGTTAGCAGGAGCAAGAGTTGCAAGATAGTTGGCAATGTATGTATTAATGTCAGCTATCTTTACATAATTGGTATTTACATTGAGAATCAATGCTGTAAGACCTGTATCAAGAGAACAAAGCTTTGTAATAATAGCTTGTACAATCTGATGTGTATCAGAAGATGAAGTGACACCGTTAAGACATCCAATAGTATAGTCAGCATTAAGAGCAGTGATGTCAGCCTTGATGGCAGTCACTTGTTCCTGAAGATCACAAATAGCCTTAATGAGAGTGATGATGAGTTCATCAAGTTGATAGCTAGGACATGTAGGAAGATGCTTCTTAATAAGATCACAGATGATACTTTGAGGTACATCAATTACAATTCCAGTGCCATCAAGTGTAGAAATAATAAACTTTGCCAATTGCTCTTCTACATGCAGAAGAGTGTCTCCATATGATATGCCAAGTGCAGGGATGTCTGTTCCTGTGTATTTAACACATTTATCAGATGTTATCTCTGCACAGCCATTGAAGCAGTTTGAGCAGGACATTTTTACGATTATTTATGAATTAACAATTTTACCCTGCTTGCAATCTGTTCTACAGAGAAGCAAGATGCATAGTCAGGATTACAATACTTAAAAAGAAGGATGCGCTTGTAATTAAGCAAATCCTTAATAATGTCTCCCTTAACCATCTTGTTTAGAGAGAATACAATATTGTTATATTCTCGTTGAGCAAGCTCTTTGAGTCTACAGTCAATATCGTTTAGAAGTGCAGGAATGCTAGCACATTCAACGCAGTTTGTAAGCCTTGGAGATAACATTTCTTATCCTGTTTGTTGTTTGTTTTATAGCAGCATTACAAGCTGAACAGAGTCCATTTATAAGCTGACATCCACATCCTACACTAGTGCCACATTTAGAACAACGTGCCATAATTAACAATTGTAATAAGCTGTTACTGTATAATTGTTTCCTGTACATCCACAACCATCAGAAGAAAAGCTGCTCAACATTCTTTCTGCTTGAGCATACAATTTATTTGCTGTATCTATTGCACAGTTATTAGCTGCTGCAATAGATCCCTGAATAAAGTAGTAGATGCTGTCCAACGTAACCTTCTGTTGCTTCTTGATAGACAAATCACATTCCATCATATCAAGCTTCATGAAAGCATTGTCAAACTTCTCCTGTAACTGGTCCACCCTCATAATAGTCTTAGTGACAGATTCTGTAGTAGTGTTGTACGTTAGAGTGTACACACCATCAGGAATAGGAACAGTGTCTGCTCCTACACCTGTCAAACCAAGATTGGTAGAGTTGAAAAGATTAAGCTCACTAGGAGAGAACACAATAGTGATGGGATTAAATCCCGGAACTGTAATGTCTATCTCTGGAGTAACAGGAGCAACAGAATATACAGAAGCATCCACCACAGCCATTGTGTATGTGCTATATGTAGGAACTACTAATATATCTAGAGCCATATTGTTCAATTAAAAAAGCCAGAGGATTTGAGAAGTCCTCTCTTACCCTCTGGCTTAGGTTAATGTTAAGATGTGCTGTCTTACGGGATCAGCGTAGAAGTTGTGGAAGTAGTGGGCCACACAGTAGTGGTCGTAGATGTAGTAGTCAAGCAAGTGTTGTCAGCATCTACAGTACCAAGAGCAGCTTCAAGAATTGCTTCAATACCTGCGGTGAGAGCAGTAGGAGTGGCAATAATTACCATGCTGTCCTGCTGAATATAATCACCCCACTGATAAGCGGTTTTGTCGTAATCATTGAACTTGATGTAGAAAGTGTCATAAGTAACACCATCGCTCACCCAAGATTCAAAGTTAGCGTTGTAACCTGCCATCCTGTAGAGATGCTTCAGATAACCAGCCTGATAGCTGTAGTAGTTCTTCTCAAGCTGACGAATTTCATCAGGAGTACCAGCAACATAAGAAGCACGCTGGGTCACTTGAGCATTAGCTACAATATCACAAGCATCAGCTACGATGAAGTCAGCAGTGGTAGCCGGGCCTTTGTAAACAAAGGTGCGGAAATACATGCGGTCATACTCGTAGGGGAAAGCAGCTACATCGCAGGGCTGACCATACTTAGTGAGAGGCTTACCAGAGATGCGAAGGATAGCGTTAGCATCATTACCAATTCTTTGGAACTGATAGAAGTCATTGAAGTTAATGTTGTCAGGGTTGTTACCCGGAGCTGCTTGAGTGAGCTTCAGAATAAAAGCATCAATCAGAGCAGGAACATCAACATCAGTGCAAGGATCAGCACCACAGTCGCAGCAAGGAGCTTGTACAGTTACTGAGCGAGTGAAACCATTGAAGTACAGAGTGTCCAGATAGGAAGAGTGAGCACGGAGGGTCAGCGTTACCACTTCACCACACTTTACACTCCAACCACTAACATCTGTAACTTGATTCACAGGCGTAGGGCAACCTGCCACTTTGTACCACTCAGTTACATTAGTACGACAACCGGGGTTAGTACCTGCACAACCAGCAATCTTGTCAGACCTTTTAGAGCCTTGGAGATATGTGTTAGTCCTACCTTGAGCAATGTAGAAATAGGGCTTTCCAGTGATGTTACCTGCCGTAGCTACGGAGTAATCACTTCTGAAAATACCAAACTGTCCAGCAGCCAAATCCTGCGTAGAACCTGAGCTAGGTAGGCTGTTTCCTACAGGTACTACAAAGACAGTAGTTAAAGAAAAATCTGCCATTTTGTTTTATTTAAATTGTTAAAATGCTTATTCGTTTGTCTGTATTCTCATTGCTGATGATTGTACAGCAGACATGTTTTCGGTGTACATTGCAAGGTTTTGGACAGTGAGATCAAGAAGTTCATCTTCTAAATATTCCTCTAGTTCACAGTCTTGATTGATAGAATCACTACCATCAAACTTTACATATCCTTCTTTATCAATGTAGACAGGATATCGCATGTAGGCTATATACACTTCTTTTGGAACAAATGTACCATCTGTAAACACGCTCATTTCATCAGAAGAGATGTAATTAAATGTCTCTTGATACTCAAATGAGGGTTTGTAGTGATCGTTATTCAAAAGCAAGCTTGTGTCACCATGTTTTGCAAGCTCCTTGTTTATCCATATCACCCTATTTTTACATTCTCCTTTGTCAGCCAACATGTAGCTGTCAATGTAGAACATGTATTTAGGTGAAAGTTTGTCTAAATAGACCACCCATTGATTAAGATGTTTGTCCCTTATCTCAGGAACAAGATATTGATTTGAGTAGCTCTGAATAAGCTTTTGCAAATCTTCATATCTCTTCTTGAAGGCATCAAGTCCCATACCACTTACGGTACTAAAACCATCAACCTTCTGCTTAATCAACTTCAACTGAGCTTCATTCAAAGCAAGGATTTTATCCTCCAATTGAATCTCTTGATGATCATTGGTCGATAGTTTATTTAGTCTTTGATCAATCTTGTACAATAAACTATCTACTGATATCATACAGCTGCCAGTTTTTTAGCTTTCAATTTTTGTTCAAGGGTGATGAGATCATCTTGATGTTCGTCATCTGCCAAGTATTTAATCAAGGCTTCTTCATCAACTGCCACTTCATACTCACCCTCGTATATTCTACCACTATTCCTCACTCTGTATATAGAATGTTGAATAGCTTGTTTTACCACGTCTTTAATGTGCAAAAGGTTCTCTTTCATGTCTGCAAACCTCTCAAACACTTCAACAGTAGAAAGTCCTTGATACTTACCACTCTTGAATTCTGTTTGCTTGAGAAGGTTGTCCACTTGAACATATACAGCTTCTTCTTTGCTGTCATCTGTTACAGGGAGACCAAGCATCCTTGCAATCTTTCTCTTCTTCTCAGGAGTCATACTGTCAAACTTGACAATACACTTGTTAATCCTTTGCTTCTTCTTAAATGTCACTTGGTTCTCAATATCCTCATCTGCTACATAATATTGTGTTTCAGCAGGATATTCACCTCTTTCCCAAGCTTGATAGGAGCTTGCAATTGTGGGGTGTACACGCAACCAAGAGAAAGCAAGTTCTTGAAGAGGAATGCTTAAATCGAAATAGTTGTCTCCATCAAGAAGTTTTACAGGTTGTACATGCAACACATCTTCTGTAGATGTAGCAAGTGCAGAGTTCCAAAACTTAGAACGAGGACCAAGATCAATGTTGAGAGCTGTTTCCAGTTTCTCCCTGAGTTTTGTCACTCTTTCAATCTCAATTTCTCTTTCAGTGGGGTCTCCAATTCTTCTGATGTACATAGCATTAGGATCTAAGCCTGTGCGATATTGTCCATCAAGTTCCTTGTAAGGATACTTGAAAACACCTGTACCCGGAATCCTTGTCATACCCTTCTGTGCAAGACCTTGTTGCATAGTCTGAAGACCTGTACTAGAATAGTCCTTCTTAATCGTAGAGATTTTCCCTATTTTGCCCATTATTTAGTTGTTTAATTGTTTGGTTTATTTGCAGAGTGTTGCCATCAAAAGACAGTGCTATTAGACATCTAATCTAATACACACACTCTGTAGTTTGAGGAGAGCCCTCCGTGGTAGGAAGGGTGGAGAGCTCTCCTCGGTAGGAATAATTAGTCTAGGAATTTCCTAGAGGGGTTCTTTAGAATTGCGGGATTTCTTCAATCAGAACCGTGCGAGAAAGATCTTCAATGAAGATGTCACAACGGTCTTTCATCCAAATCTCATAACCGGGGAACTTGTTAGCAGAACTCATACCCTGAGACTTGGCAAAACCAAGGTGGTGACGAGTACCATCAATATAACCCCAAGTCATAGAAGGAGCACCCTTCATACGCACCTCACGGATGTTGTTCACCATAGAGCCATCGCTCATCGGGGATACATCAAACACCATGAATACAGGCGTAGACTTCTTGTTCTGACCAAATTCCAGATTGCTCTGAGGAAGATCAAGTTCCTTCAGGTGGATGAGTTCCACACGGCCAGTTTCACGAGTAACCATTGCATCGAATGCAAAGTTGTAAGTGATATGCTGACCTTCGCCTTGCAGATAACGGTTACCGCTATCAGCCATAAAGGTGAGACCGCTGTTCAGAGCGTCAGCCTTCAGAGCTTGTTGGAATACATCAAAACCTGCTTCGTTAGTGTACATTTTTACACGACGATCTTTAACATCAACACGACGATAGAACAGATCACCAAATACAGAACGAATGAGGTTAGCAGTGAATTCACCACGGTTGTATTGTACAAGGTTACCGTTATTACGCATCCTGTGATATACACCTGCGGAAGTACGCTTCAGTTCCTGCTTAGAACCATTGGTCTTAACAGTGCCGGGCTTACTCCAAATCATACGCTTAACTTTCAGTTCAAGCATAGACTTACGCATCCAGAATTCGATAAACGGCTCCCACTTAACATCATTACGAGTGAGAGGAAGTTGGTTCCTGCGCTGAGGAGCATATACAAGAATGTCAAGGGGCTTACCAGAAGCATCTCTCATCATCTTGTCATCAGCCCATTCAGTGATTTTGTGCTCAAAACCATAGGCACTACCCAGAGATTCAAACATCGTAATTTGCTCACCCAGACGAGGAAGACCAAGCAGATCTTGATCAAACTCACCAATTGCAGCATCAACAAGCTCAAGTTCAATGCCAGTTTGCAGGAACGTAGAACTTACGAAATCTACAGTGGGGTTATCACTTACGAGAGTGAAGGTGTACAGGTAGCCCATGTTCCAAGGAACAGGATCCTTTACAACGTAGAAGCGAGGACCATACTGACGGCTACCTACAGAAACAATGGCGTTCTTGGAGAACTCATTGGTATCAAGTACCAGAGAGAATTCTTGACCATCAATACCCGGCTTAGACAAAGCCAAAGTGGAAGAAGGAACGTCAATGATTTTAGGGAACTTGTAAGGCACTGCAATCTGCCACTTCCATGCATCACTATTGTTGTCAATGTAATACGGAGTGGACTTGTTAATCATGTCCAGAAAGTCGTTGCTGTACAGAGAGCTCTGCGTATAGAGACTGATGATTTTCTTATCATAGTCAGCAGGTTCCGTAGAGTGGAAACTTTCAAGGTGGTTTGCATCTGTAAGCTTACCTACTGCACGTTTGTCCATAGAGGCAACCCTTGCGTAGGTAAACCCAGTTAAACCCGGAATTGTTTGAATAGCCATTTTGTTTTATCTTTTTTTGAGTTTATAAATTACAAAAACCAAGAATTGGATTTTGCTGGCTTACCAGATGTAGAAGATTTCATTGATGTTTTAGAAGCTTGCCTTGCCACTTCACCAAACAATTCATTAGACTTTTTAGTAATGCCTGTTTTCTGAATTGTAGAAAGTGTAGGATCTTTCTCAAGAACTTTAAGCAGCAGAGCCACTTTCACTTTCATTTCATGATTCTCAGGACGCTTGAGGTCTAAGATTGTGCGGTCAAATTCTGTGAGAAGTTCTCCTGAAGGGAGCTTATATTTATCCGTCAATAGGAAATCTTGTAGTTCGCCAGCAAGTTTAGGATTTACAGGGATGCCATCAAACTCCCTGCTCTTCACCTTATCTTGCAGAATGCTTTGTACATTCTGCACATATTGTTGCTTAATAGCGTGTTGTTGTTGGAGTTGTTTCTCTTTCTCCTGTTCCATTTGCTGAAGCTTTGCAGCTTCTTTCTTTACAAGCACTTTATGATGCTTTGTGGCAACAGTTTCCAAATCTCCATAGTTCCTGAGTCTCTCAATCTCTGTGTCAATGTCTTCGCTATCAAATCCTTGATCTGTAAGTGCTTGACGAAGAACTGCCACTTGGTTGTTCTCCTGAGACAAATCCATTTCAGAGAAACTCTCTATATTACTATATGTACCGAAATAATCTTTAGGATTGACACCTTTTACGAAGATGGCTTGGAAAGCTTGTTGATAGTCTTCTCCAAACTGTCCAATGAAATTGTTTACAATCTCAATGGCTCCTTTCTTCTTTTCATTTTGGAACCTCTCAAGAAACTCTTCAGGAGTGGTAATGTTCACATCTTCGTCTTCATCATCCTGTGTAAATACATTAAGCTTGAACAGCTCCTTGGTAAGAGTAGAGAAAATGCTTGAACCGTCACCTTCTTCCTCTTCTTCAGATGTAGTAGATTCTTCAGCAGCAGCTTTTGCAGGAGCAGCTGATTCTTCTTTTTCGTCATCATCATCATCATTATCTCCTCCAAGCAGAAAATCCTGAATAGGATTCTTTTCAGGTTCTACTTCTTCAGCTTTGGGAGCTTTCTTTTCAGGAGCAGGTTTTTTATCATCTCCCACTTCCTTGACAATTTTCTGAACATCATCAGGAGAACCTGTAGAAGTTTCAGCTCCAAACAAATCATTGATGAGTTCTGCGCTTCCAGCACCACCCATTTCCATAGTGTTTTCAATACTGAACCCACCAAATGATTGGTCCATATCCAAATTATCGGCCATATTTAGTTATTTAGATTGGTTTGAGTGTAAAAGTATATTTAGATACGAATTAAACAAACACATACATCAATGTAGTATTTGTTTTGCTCGGTAATATAGCATTAAGATTTTTTACTCTAACTAATATTATTTAGGTTTCTTCTTAGATTCCTTGTTTCTGCCTTTTGCATTCTCTCTTGCAATTGCCAAATCATTAGCCATGTTTTCTCTTTCCACTTGAAGTTTCTCTTTTTCCAATTGCAACTTTTGCAAATCAGTGGATTGTTTAGACTGGGCTTCTGACATCTTTAATTGATATTCTCTTTGAGCACTTGCTTCTTCACTCGCAAATCTGCTCATCTCAAGAACATCAGGAATTGCATTCTGATTAACATCCTCAGCAGCAACATTTCCAAATCCTGTAGCCTGAATGATGGCAATTTCCTTCTTATTAATCCTGTCAAGCTCCTTGTTGTAATTCTCATTAGCCACTCTTGCTTGTTCAATTGCTTGCTGTTGCTCAAGTTGAGCTTGTGCAATCTGCTGCTGTTGTTCAAGCTTTTGTTGCTCCTGTTGCATTCTTGCATTCTCCATCTCTTCTTGTCTGTCTTTCAGAGTTTTGAACACACGCTTCATCTGCCTAATGCTGTCTGTAGAATACAGCTCAATAATATCATGCAGACTTCCACCATTCTGAAGAACAGCTTGAGACAATCCTCTAATCTCTTCAAACATCTTCTTATCCTCAGGACGATTGGTGAGAAATACTTTAAGATCACGGAATTTGAGATCTGTACCATTCACCTGTACAAATGCTGATTCTCCTTCAGATGTAATATAAGAGAGAGTGGACTGTGGCTTTTTACTCTCAACGTACAAGGCAGCGTCAATAATAGCCTGATAGAGATGATTGAGTACATATTCATGTGCTACAAACATAGGCTCTGTTTGAGCATAGGATTGCGTAATAGCAGCATTTGTACCTGTTGCTGATTCACTTGCTGATACACTACCCAGTCTTTGCCTTGTCATACCTATAAGTTCCCAACATTCGTTCTTCAATTGTTGAGCAAGTGTATAACGAGATTGAATTTCTTGTGTACGTGTGAGGTCAATATCTCTAAACTGATTGAAGCTAGAAGGACTCTTCAAGTTTTCAGGACTATCATCAATAAATACCACACCCCTATTTCTGGCTTCCATCTCCCATATATCAAGAGCATCTTGAGCATCTCCATCTTTAGGAACAGGCACATGTCTAATGGATGTCAGATACACTTTACCCACTTCCTTCTCAAGAAGCTTGTACAATTGGTTCATGCATACATTGTACAGCACTTGGAAAGGTTTCATCATGTCCACCAATGACTTGGCTTCTGTGTTCTTCACCTCATAAGTCATTCCTATAATAGGACAATAGTTGAGGAGTTTGTAAGGTTTTACATGATAGATGTCTGGACCTATCTTAATTCCCTGATACCATTGGTTCACCCATCCCCATTCCAAAGATTGTTCTGTGGGAATAGTGCCAGCCTTATAGCTCTCATCAACAAGCATAGATTGCTCATTGCCCAATTCATCAATGTATATCAACTTGCCTATCTTTCTCTTTGACAACCAATAAGCTCTTACAACAACATATTTGTAACCAAAGGAGGAGACATTAGATGTGAGACCAAGAAAATCCTTGAGTCCATCATTGTTCTCCTTCATCTCACTCTCAATAATCATCCTAGTTTGGAGCACAAGAGGATCGTAGGTATCATAGGTAACACTGTCAATACCCGGAGCTACACTAGGATTGCCAAGATTGGATTCACGAACATTGATCAATCCATAGTCTTGTAGAGAGCTCCTGAGATGGTCAATTTCTTCTTTTGTCAGATCAGGAATAGATTCAATAATCTCAGACAATTCCATCACCTGCACAGTTCCAGCAGCATAAGCTCCTTGTGCTCTGCCTGTAGGATCAGAAATAAACTTCCTGTCAGGCGTGGTGAGAAACCATGTATTCTTGGGATTTGCCACCTCAATATTAAATCCTGTCTTGGAATTGTCCTCATATACATGGTAATATTCCCTAGCTGAAATCAGCATGTCTCTGAAAGCATCTTCTGATTTCTCTTTGAGAACAAATTCAGCCTTGAGAGCTGTGAGTACATGGTTTGCCCATTTCTCAGCTACAGATGTATATGTATCCAAGTCATCTTTCACTTGTTCAAATGACATCTGTTGAAGCTCTTCAGGATCAATTTCTTCAGGGTCTTGTCCTTGCATCATGAGCTTTTCCATCAGCTTTGCTTTTGCTGTGGAAAGAACATAGTTCTGAAGCACTTCTGTCTTATACTGAAGCTCTTCAGCCTGACTGTCATCATCAAAAGCCTTCACTCTAAAAGCATCAGGTCTTTTTGATATCTCACCTACAAGTTCATTAATAGGTGTGGTGATAATGGAATAATGCTTCACGTAGGCAGGAAGTTCCAAATCCTGTGTAAGCATCTCTGTAAAACTCTTCACTTGAGGTTCTTGATAGAAGTCCTCTGCACGAAGAATACCTTTTACAAGGTCATAGTTCTTTACAAATGTATCACGGTTCTTTACATACTCTGCATAAGCCTTGTTTGCAAAGTAGTCCATTGTGTTCTTAATCCAACTCTCGTCTTTTTTCTCCTTCTCTGTCTTAAATTGATCAGGAAATATGTTGAGATAGGCATACCTGATGGTAGCGTCTTTGGTATATCTAATGATAGCCATTATGTAAATAATTTTCGTTTTTTGTTTGCAAACAGACCTTGTGAAGGTTCTGAGAATAATCTGTTTTGTTTTTTGTGCTTTGAGAACAAAGATAGCACTCTTTCATCACCACTTCCTCCCACTTTTCCCATTATAGGATCCATCTTGAGAGCCTGAGCAATTGCCAATTCAGCAGCCACTATACGGTCAAAGTTACCCTCATCATTATACTGAATCACTTCTTCAAGCAGCAGAGGATCAAATATCTTGCTTACACCTGTTGATTCTTTGATGACATTTCCTTCATCATCTGTCTCTCTGTATATCACTTCTTCCAAATATCTTTTCAGACAGTTATGGAGATAGTCTATTATCTTTTGAGAGCTTCTGTGTACACCATACTCACGTTTAACGGTAGTGTTGGGAACCACTTCCATCAACCATTGAGGTTGTTTTTCTAAATAATGAGCATCTCCCTTGGCTTTCATATATTCTATAAAGGAGATGTCATCATTCTCACACAGCGTTCTTGCGTTGTAGTATTTTATCAGGAGTCTTGCTTGTTCTTCCCATTGTTCCTTCTTATCAGGTCTTGCAACATAACTTGCTACAAACATGTCCTGATATTTCTCTCCTGTCAAATCATGCATTCTTTTGTAAACATACACAGCTCCCAATGAGGAGCTATATGCCGATTTTCCTTGTCTATAGGGATCCACACCTGCTACATAGAGTCCATAAGGAGGGTTTTCAATTGGGAATTCATAAATCACAACAGGAGCATCCTTCATGTCTGAATTCTTCAGAGGGAAGTTGGTGATGGGTTGTTTGTCTGTGAATTCATGAGCAATTCTTTCTCCATCAGAAAACAGAATTACAGGTGTTCCTGTTCTTTCATTATTAAGGAGTCTTGTTTTCTGTCTCTTTGCAGCTTCAATGTCAAATATATTGGTGTCTTCATTGAGAAATATATCATCCACTTCTAATGGGTAATACATCTTCTCTTTAAGATATGCAAGTCTGTCTCCTGCTTTCTTTAGTCTTTCTAGATTGGTGACGGTTATTTCTTTAGCTCTAGTCTCATCACTAATCAGCATAGGTACGTTATGTAAATCATCCTCTGCTGGTCTGTTGAGATGGACTCCCAATGTTGAGGGTAGTTTAGCCTCCATGCGATATTTGTAGGATATGAACAAACCATGCACTCTTTTGCTATCTGGTGAATTGTTATACGAGAGAAAGTTGAAGTTGTCCACATCGAACATAAGAGTTTTAGCATCCATGAATTTTTTCATATCACCGCCTGTTCCTGTAAGAATGGGAGAACAACCCCAACCAAATGGTGTTGTAAATCCGGGAACAGCAGCTTGGAAACCTCTCAAGAAGTTTCCTTTACCTATCTCATCAATAATTAGTTTACGAGGCTTTGTACCTGCAATGGCTTCCTCATTGTTTCCCTCATCAAGGTTGCGTATAAGAATTTGAGAAAACGGAATACGTTCACCTGCTCTTGTTTTAATACCAAGCGTCACCTGATTCTTCCAATTGTCCTCAAT